CTAGAAGAACACATAACTGGTGAGACACTCGAAGATGCATCTGTGAATTACATTCTACCAAAAATTCACGAGGGAGAAGTGAAATATAAGAAGAAACAGACATTCACTCCGAAACCTACAGATGTCAGAATACCTGCCAGATTGGCATCCCCATTGATACCTTATCCACTCGAGATCAAAGAACTATATCTGGGACACTACACCGGTCCAAGAGATAAAATCCACGGACATCACACATCACAAATCGAAACATTGACAAAAACAAGAAATGACCTGATCAATTCCGGGAGGATTCCCGGTGGTCAAGTGCTATTTGACATGGATTCACTCAAGATATTTGCAAGACAAACATATTCTCATAGAGAAAAATTGATCAACCTGGCGACACTGGCATATGCTCGCAGAGCAACAACACATGATCTCTCCATCGCAGCAGGATGTGAAATACCATTCCAGGTTGGGATATCAAATTTATCAGAGTACACATCATTTATCATCATGATACAACGACTGCGGGTACACATAACCAAGGAGAGCACATTCCCAGTCTTCTCAGTGGAAGAGTTCAATTTAAGCACTGAGGAAGCGAACTATTCCATGTATAATAATGGCGTGTATGTATATGGATCACAATCGCCTGTTCACCCCTTTGTATTAATGGCATGTGGTGGCCACTTCATGATCTACCATCAAAAGCTTGATTACTGGTTTGCTGGGCCTACCAGTTATCTAGACTACATTTTCACTGTAGCAGATATCCTGAACAATCTAGATATACTCAAGAATTGCGATGAATATAAATGGGCGGAAGAGATGTTTATGCTTATGATAAAATTTGCAGAAAGAGAAGGACATCACAACCAACAGGTTGATTTCATGAAAGGATTGGAGGGCTTCCTCCTCAACATGTCAGACTATGATGAACAACACGCTATGAACTGGAGACCAATCATGGAAGCGGCGCAAGATCTGTGGAGTCTAGATCAGAAGATCAGCGAAGCACAGTATGACATTGGAGTTATCATATCGTTGCTCCATGGCATCGATGTAGCATATCCCAGCCAGTCATTCTTTTGCAAGTTCATAGCTGCAGGGAAAAAGTTAAGTCGTGTACACCTACAGGAGATCTCAGCATTGCACAAATTGATATTTTATGCAGAGGTGGATGCCATTGCTGGAGTCCACAAATTCCTGAAACGAGTCCACACAAAAAGGAAAATTGACAAACAATCCATCAAGAACATCACACGGCTCGCAAAACAACAGTTCCTGTTGTCATATAAAAGGAAACATGGAGGGATACCGAATTGCCTTGGAGCCCCAATGAAAGTTAAAATGCTGGAAGCGTACAGCAGGCAAAATGATATCATGAAAATTGAACTGCTTCCGTTGAGTTGGTGGGATGACATAAAGATATTCGATTGCATGGACAACACAATGACAGATGATCCACTAGAATTCGCAAAGGATAAGGGGGCACTGAAAAGCCAAATATCATTCGGACCGGGAGATAGTCGAAAGGAGCTATTGCAAGTGATCGAACGAGAAGATTATGATTTAGAGGATTTTTTTCATAAGAGGAAAATCATTCCAAAGAAACCGTTTGTTAGGAAAACACAGCAACAGGATGTCGCGGCACATGTCACAGACCCGGCAAGACTTATAGAGAAAGAAAGAGAACAGAAAATAGAAGCAAGGTTATTTGCCAATGCCGAATTGTCAAACAAACATTCTCTGAGCTTGGTTGCAGCCAGAATGAAGAAGGCATTGTCTTATTTCGATGAACAACTCATGACACCTACTGATACGAAGAGGAAGAAAATCATCCATGAAGCATCCCGAGAATTGAGTCAGAAGGACAATTATTCTCTACTCCTTGATATAGAGGGACATAACCAGTCAATGCAATATGAGAATACACATGAACTTGCAGAGTTCTTGGGGAATTTGTTCGGTTATGAAGGATGGGGCGAACTGAGCAACTACTTCTCACAATTGACCGTATTTCATTATGATGAGTACTTGGATAGTGTCATAGAGTCACATGGCCAGTATGGCGGAATAGAAGGCTGGTTGAATCCATTCTGGACGTTGCATACGACTCTCATGATGAAATTGCTGAGAATGATGACTGATGTAGATGTCAAGACTATAATGGTTTATTCAGATGATGTCAATGCCATCATACAGATTCAACAAGCTTCAGAACCCATGGTGAAAACTGTCTTTTCCAAAATAATGAAACACTGTAGCAAATTCGGAATGACTGTGAAATACTCACAAACAACATTATCGAAGCATAGAGTTACAATGCTCAGACAGCATTATGCTGATGGAATCAGGGCTGACTCAACTCTGAAAAGACTAATATCCATGAGTGCTGGTAACAATCCAGTTATCATCTCGGATGAAGTGGAAGTGGCAGGGATCAGTTCTGCCGCATCATCCGCTATGGAACTGACCAATCATCATGAGGCATGCACCTATCTGAAGAATTACAAGCTGGGGCTATTACTGTGTCGTCTCCCACAAATGATCATATCCCGTGTACACGATAATAGTATGATCTCACCTGAAGAGCTTCCTGCTAAATTTTCAAACCTGATTTATTACTCGAAGGATGACCAATCTCACCTCAACCTCAAAAGTAATGAAGATCTCATGGTGGCCGCCCAGAATGACATTTCTGCTTACCTAAAAAGAAATCCAAACGAGATATCATCAGACCTCTTGAAAAGTGCACTCCTAGGACTTTATGGTGAGAAAATTGCAGAAATGAGGTTGGCAGACAGTCCTGATCGTGTCCTTTATCTCCAGATTTATGATGAATTTATCCAAGATTTACTCTTCTTCTGGACATATCTCCCCACGTCACTTGGAGGATTGGGAGCGTCTTTGCACATCAACTTGATCTTATCCGGACATAGCATAGGCCTATCCAAAGCACTCCACTACCTTTTCCAGTGGATTCAAACAAGGGCATGTGAGAAGGAATATTTCAGGAAGTATCTCTCCGTCACTCTCTCAATAGATTGTGAACACGAAAAGAATCTAGAAGAAACGCGTGTAGTTTCATCAAATTGGCCCTCAGAGCATAGCATTTGCCCTGCAACAACCAGTATCCAGCAGGCCATAAAGAGCATGGTCCGAAGAGCCACTAAGAACAAGAAAGTACTAGCTCTCTTCAAACTAGCAGAAGATGATCAATCCCTTGCGAACAATTTGCTGAACCTATTCAGAGGGAATTTCCACACTCGGATTGTTCAGTTTTATCACGAGAATACTTCGGCACACTTCATTGATCTCCTTGTCAATAAAATAGAGACGAGCTCAGGTCTTTTGACAAGAGTCAAAAATCTAACAAGACTGAGAAATTCCTTGGTTAATAGAATGATCGAGAACATCCGTCTCACTTCTCGAACGAATAGAACTCTGTATGGAGAATTGCGCCCTGACACTGATATCATTGATTTCCTCCTCAAGCGAAAGTTGGCAATGTTCCCCAATATCAAATTCATTGAAGTTGAGGAAATATTGTACGACGACAAACTGATCGAAGTTGACACGGCACAGGCACTCCTCACAATCAGGAGATGCTCACCGACTCACTATAGGAATGGTATCAAAGTCTTTGATGATCCAAAGGTCGGCAATGAAGTTCTATACAAGGGAGAACTTCTGGACAATGACAGAATGTTGGGTCATAAAGAAGAATTACTTGCAGCAAAACTCGTTGCCGTGACAAAATGGATACTCATGAAGCATAATCTCATGGCCAAGTCCCCAGATGAGATTGCAGAACTAGATTGTGTGAAAGCATGCAATATGGCATTGAGCACACTGACAGACAAGACATTCTCGGACCTCTTCTTCTACGCCCCAACAGAAACAGGCGGTGAAATCCTACACAGAATTCCCAACATTCGATTCAGCACTGGGACATATATAAGGTCTGAAATGAACAGATCCTTAAATTATACAACAGAATTGAATCAAAAGATGATCACAGCAATGGGGCTTGTTGATAGCAATGTAAATTTTGATTACATAAGAATGCGGTATTTGGTAATAATGGTGATGAGAGATAAGTATCCAACACTGAGACGATTGGTGGCAAGATACAATTTTCAAAGGCTCACAGGTATCAAGGATGTCCAATTCGTAGCCCCATGTCCCACAAATCACATTGTTAAGGACAAGTTCAGCTGCTATAGTGCGATAAGAGGACATGTACTCTCACCTAATCGTTTCCGGTATCTCTCCCATGCTTACCTCCATGAGGAAAATATCAATGAATGGGCCATCATGCCAAAAGAACAAGAACAAATCTCATCCCAGGAGGTGGGTCATCGTTATGTGAATGATCTAATATATCGATACAGCAAAGATCTTGACAGAGATTACATGATGATAACGCCAGAATTCATAGACAAGGGAATATGGACTCCTATGATAGAGAAACTGGACCGGATAATGCCAGACTGGAAAGGTGATCCAGAACTATCCCCCATAGAAGCTATAACAGGGAGGTTACAACAAGTGTTGGTTGATCGACAAAGGATAAGCCTTGTAAACAAAAATGATCAGATTTCCATGTTACTCCAATCTCAATGCCTGGAAGCGGTAACAGACTTATCACCCAGTGATGTGGAATTCCAAGAATTGACAACAAGATATCTGGCCATGACACAATCAAGGAGGACGTCATCTCGATTGTCTTTCCGATTATCACGATACCAAGCTGCTCTATCAAATTTTACTGAACACCGACAGGAACTAACCAAATTCACGATAATGGAATATCTTCTTACTTTCCACTTCAAGATTCGAAGAGAAACAGATCAGTTTGTAGTTGATGTTCCACAAATGATAACTGAATTGAATGATGTCGGAATAGGTTCCCTGTCCCTCCTGACTATCAACCCTGATCTACAAACTAGGATCATAGTTATAGGCATGGAGTTTGTCGAAACGTATTTTTCTGAACATCTAATAGAAATTGGGAACCAACTTGCAGATATATGTCAAGATGTCAGCAGCGTAGACATTTTGGTGCCTACTACTATGCCATCACTCCCAACATGGACCCCACTAGATGGGACCGAAAGCCTCCCCGACTGTCTAAATGAAATTGAGTATGGCAGTGAAATCTTGCACGACAATTCAATGTCCAGCCTGCAAGAGATAAAGCACATGTGCAGTTTCGCACATGCTTGTTCAACAGGCGGTGCATCGCCACTGACTTTCACAAGTCATACCGGATCAGATTCGTTGGGAGCTCAATATGCTTTATTCCGTCATCTACTATCCACCAACATCCTGAACCCTGCAATGAAAATCTGTGATTTGACAGCTGGCAGGGGAGATGGTCAATATGCTGCACAGTATTTGGGACTAAAAGCAGATTCTTACTCGCGAGAAGACACATTCACTCGGATACTGTACCATCCTGCTGTAACATTTAAATCCGATTACGATATATTCAACGGATCGACTATCAAATTTATCAAAGAGTATGATTTCATTCACATAGATATATCATTTGCCGGGAGCGAAAATCGAAATATATTAGATCTGATACTGTTACTTGAAGAAACAAATCTTTCATATAGCATTCGATTGAACTCAGTAATCTTGGATAATTACACTGCAGTAAAGTTACATGAGAACAACAGTTATGAGCACAGGCTCGCTTTCGCAGTTAGCCGGTTCATGAAGCCCTACCACATATATCTTGTTGGGGTCCCCAAAGATGAACCCTCACAATTTCCTGGACCGACTCTTAGGAAGAGTATTGCATTCAAATCACTTGCATTGGCATACAGTCAGCTACTGGGTCCCACATCGCGCTCTCTCAAGATGGACAAATATTACCCGAATTCAGCAAGTATCTACATGCCAATGGGAAATCAGCTATCTGAATTTATTCAAAAAGTGTGTGATGATTCAATCGAAGCAGAACAATTGTACTATCTGAAACGTTACATTGCAGAGATTGGTGAAGGGGCAGAGCTTGAGTTTGTGCTCAGTTGCTTAAATGACAAGGGGAAAAGATTGGTGGAGGAGAGACAAAGATTCTTTGTGATCGCATCAGAGATGGCGCACCGCAATATCACGGAAAACAGCATAGGAAATGTCAGCTCAGAGTCTAGACCATATCATGTCAACCATATAAACCAGATGTTGAACCAACAGACAAGAATCCACAAGATACCTATCATCAAATGTGATGAACAAATTCTGCAGTATTTCCGTACACATCACCCCATCCAAGAGACAAGGGCATGGTGCAATATAGTATTGGGATTGCAGCAGTTCTGTCGATCAAGTCTTGCATCAGGACATTCAGCTCTGATGGATCTCTATGGCTCCCTCAACAACGGCAAGGGGAAGAAAATATCATTGCATCAGAGAGAGATATGCCTTGCCCTGAAATTGCTCGTCCTAGCAGCTCGGGATGACAATTATCAGTACGGACCGAATTATTGTTACAGAATGATGGCAAAAACGGGACAGACAGTCAAATCATTAATCAGAACACTCAAGATATACAGATTACTTAGCTACCTGTATGACGATATCCAGGTTATGATGCGGAGAGGATTAATCTGTATTCGGAGCATAAGTTCGATTGCAAATGATATTGAAGTCAGGGAGACACAGCGTTACAAATACAAACGTCCGAAAATACCTGGAGGAGATGTTTTCCAAGAACTACCCACGGTAGATGAGATAATTGGAAATTCCATAGATGACCTATTCAAAGGTCTGTCCAACTATTCAGATAATGCAGTGAATCTTGAAGCAACACAGCTGGACACAAAACGATATGAGGATGTCTTATCGGAGGCAAATCTTAACTTCGACATAGGATTGGAAGCCCACATAGACAATATGATAACGCAGTTAAATCTAAAAGCAACAGGTCCTTATAGTCAGATCGACCTAGGTGATGATGATATAGCCGAGTATGATGATTGGTGAGCCTTGACAAGACGAAGCTGCGGAAGAATTGTGAACCCCATTATGCATCTATGATTGAACTAATACAGGGGCCTGTATGACTACAGGTACTACTGTATTAAATTCATTCATGCAAAACCGATCTTAT